TGCCTGTTTTAGAGTTATACTTATATTCTCCAAAGCTAAGAGCAACAGGAGGTAATTCTAATATCTCTGATAGATCAACGAAACAGTCGTTCTCTATCTGCTCCATCATCATTCTATCTATTGTTTCACTTTCTGTCATCTTATTTATTTTTATTTTATTAAATAGTTAAGTAATAATGATACTATAGTAAGTATAATCATTTTAACTGCAAATCTTATATTTTCTTTCATTGACTCTCAAAGGTGTATTTAAAGCTGAGTACATTTTCTAACTCCTTAGAACTATATATGGATTTACCATTATTGTAATACCTGTACCTACCACTCTTAGTGTCTCCACTGAACCCAATGTAGTGAGGTAATCCATTGCTATAATACCTATTAGAGTTTTCAGCACTAGATACATATTGTAAGTTAGACAACCTATTGTCTTGCTTGTTTTCGTTTAAATGATCTACAGATAAATCTGAATCACCCAAAAAAGCATTAGCTACCAGTCTATGTATTGTCTTATTTCTACGAACTCCATCAGAGCATCTTATTTTGATACATACATATCCATTACGCATCACTTCACCTTTAAGAAAGGTTTGTTTTGAGTCATTACGAACCCTACCCATGTTACTCACTGAATAGATAGGATTCGCTTCGACTTTTTTAAATACCTCCACTAAAAAGGAAGGTCATTACTATCGGCTTCTGCTTGAACTGGAGCAGACTCCTTTTTCTCTTGTCTCTCTGCTACAGTCATTTGACCGTCAGTCCAGATTACAGATCCGTTACCGATATAGTTCTTAGACTTCTTAGCTTCTCTCTCTTCTTTAGTTTGAGAATCGAATAAACTTACATTCTGTCCAAATTGGTTAGTATCATCATTTACTGAAATAGTAAAGTTGTAATACGTTCCTTTTTTACCTTGTACGAATTTCTCTTTTGGTAAATCCGCTACGTTAATTGATACTGAAATTAATCCTGCCATAATTTTAAATTTTAATTGTTATTTTATTAATTGTTTTGTTTAAGCTAATAAACCTTTTACTTCTGCACTAAGTTTGTACTTTTTCTCAATGTCAGCAATACTACCTCCACCTTGAACGAATGACTGAGCCTTAGTAAACTCTGCACTACCTTTGTTTAGCCATTTACGGCTATCTGAGTGACTGTTTGTCGCATCTGCATCTTTGGTGTCATCAATTAAGAATAAACCGTTTAACGCATACTTACGAGCGTAAGAACTACTTGATCCGAATGATTGAGCTATATCCATCCCCTTACGATTAGGGTCTACTCCTGCTTGTGCAGTTGTCTCAATACGTCCTTCAGAGTCAAATAATACTGCTCTTGCTTCTACAAATACTAAGCTACCTACTTCTTTAATCTCATCTGTAATCATGAGTGTTAGACCTACGTCTTTAAGTAAAGGTTTTACTGCTTCTAAAATGTCTTCGCAAGAACGGTAGTTATACTTACCGAAATTGTTACGCTGATTTTTTGGTGCTTTTAATGTAGATTGCACCTGAACTACTTTGTCATGAAATGTCATAATTGAATTGTTTTATTGTTACTGAGCTGCAAACATACGAAATATAAATGATATATGCAAACTTTTTGTAACTTATTTTAAATTAATTTTCTTTTTAGTATCTCCAACTTAACAGTTTCCTTCTGTTCCTCGCTTAATTTATCATAACCAATATTGTTAAACATTGTGTGACTAACTAAGTCGAATATCTCTTTGCTTCTATTATTCATTACTATCTATATTAAATACTTCTTTTCTAATTACAGCTTTATACTCTTCTGGTGAGTCTTTGTCTGTTAATTCAAATACATAAGTTTCTAATTGAGAAACGTACTTATCTGTTTTAGCTAATGCATCATGTAATGCTTCAATTTGTAAGTTCTTAAATGTTATCAAGTCTTTCATTTTCTTTGTTTTTATAGTTATTAATTAATATTTCTAATGTATTTATTTTTTCTATCTGCCTCTGTATTGTAGCTCTCATCATTAAGTTGTCGTTAACTAATGTTACAAGTCTGCTAACTAAGTCATCAATATAAGACTTATTCAAAGTCTGCGTGTTCTAAGCATTGACCACATAAGCTATCACTTAATCTGCTAGGCTCTGACCCACAGCAATTAGAAAATACCTCTTCTACTGTATGAGGGTTAGCTCTTGCATACTCTACTATTTCTCTAGGTGTTTTATTATTCATATCTATTGTTTTATTATTGTTACTAATTTATCTACTGCTTCTCTAAGTTCTGTTTGATTCTTTGTGTATGAGTATTCTATCTCTTTTAATTCTTTTTGCATCTTTATATAATGCACTCCTATTATAGATAACCCCTTTACTAAGTCCTTCAGATCTTGATTATCTGGCTTTAAGTCGCTCCACTCTATTATCTTTCTAGATACTGACTCGAACCATAAATCTCTCTCTCTGTTTTCGTCATACGTCATTATGAGAAGTATTTGTCTAAGACTAAAGCGTCTATAGTTGCTAATTCACCAGCTATCATTACGATGTCTGTTATATCTGTCTCTTGAGCTAATACTGTATGAGTCTCAAAAGAATGTCCTTGCTCTTCGTCTAGAGCGTTACAACGACTAGAACCTTTGTCATAGTCACCATCTACTGTCAATACAGCGTTATATAAAGTTACTTCGTACATAATGAGATGTTTTTTTCGTGTTGTGAATAAAATGATTCTTTAGCGTAAGCCTGTTGACCTAAGCTCTCGTATCTATACCCTAAGATAGGATTGATACCTGTGTTCCAAAATTGCTTTGTTTTACTTGCCATTGTTATAGTTTTAAATTGTTATTACTCGTTGATGGTACAAACATACGAAAAATAATTCAATTCACCAAACATTATTGCATAAAAAAGAGGATTATTTCTAATCCCCTTCTTAAAACAAAACAAACAAAAATATGCGTTATCCCTTAAAAAACGCCATTTCCTTTAATGAGTCAGTGTCATAATATATATAGTCATCATATATACCTATTCTAGTAACACCTCTCATTACTAAACCTCTTACGAGTTTCATTCTTTTTACTTTATCTTTTATGTTCACCCTAACAGCAAGACCAACTCTATGTGGATTCTTGGTAGTTAATATTAATTTATCTGAGTGAGGCTTACAAGTATATCCTAAACCTATATCAAATCTCATTCTCTCCTCCCTAGCTATATCGTCTAATATATATACAGGTAGCCTTTCCATAAAGTTCTTACCACTCTTTATGTTACACTTACTACACTTACAACCAAACTGAGACCATAGTAAATTACTGATCCCTTCACTATCATCGTCTTTATTATAGTCAAAAGTATATTCTGGTTTGTATTTATGTGTCTTATACATTACTGCAATATACAAAATAATATAAGTATTTGAGCTATGAATTATAAATAGTTATGGTTTTCGTAGTTTTCGTAAATATAATTAGGAATTTCAAACTATTTTTTGTAACTTCGCTTTATCTTATTCAGATAATTTAATTAATATATCGTTTAAGGCATCTACAGATGCTACCCTACGGAGTAGCTAAGATATATATTAAAACACAAAGTTAAAAACATATTTGTATTAAGGGATAACTATATATTTTTTTTTAAAGATTATATATATAGTCTACTTACAGCCTTCGGCTGGGTGTTTAGGAACAACTTATTAGTGCGACTTATAAATAAAGTAGAAAATACTTGCATATGTCATATATATTTTGTATGTTTGCAATTCATTAAACAAAAACAATTAAAATGAAAGAAATAACAGTAAAGTACTCAGAAGACAAGAAGGAATACATGAGACAGTATAGAATCTTAAACAAAGAAAAAATATCTAAACAAAAGGATGAATGGAACAAAACTCATGGAATGAGAGAGGATAGAGTTCTTAGGCGTAAAGAAAACGCTAAGATTTGGAAGGATTCAGTTAAAGGAACTAAGAGGTTCAAGGAATTAAAAGCTGCTTCAAATAAAAGATACAGAGATAGTCACGAAGAGCAATTAAGAGAAAGCAAGAAAGTGTATAGAGAGTTAAATAAGGAAAAGATATCAAAAAAGAAAAGAAATGACTATTTAAACTCAATTACACACTATGTAGTATATATGCACACAAACAATAAGGGTGATGTATATATAGGTAGTGGAACTAACCTTAGACCTACTCAAGTAGTTAACAGTAGAGGATCTAAATGGATAGAGTCTTTTTCTAATGGTTTTGATGTATCAGTATTAGCTGAGTTTAAATCTAAAGACGAAGCATCTCAGTTAGAGACTTATATTATTAAAGAAATAGGTTTAGATAATTTAGTTAATACACTAATTACTTAGATATAGTCTTGTATTTTTCAATTCCGCGACTGCCGAAATACGCAATGTATATACCTAATAATAGAGATTTAAGTAAATCAATCCATTCACTAGGCACTACTATAGTAGAGTCGAAGGAATCTAAATATATAAGTATTACTGTAGTTACAGTTAAAAATATAAGACTTAAAGGTCTGACGTTCTTTGACAAAAAGCTATCACTAGCCATGTCAGCAGTCCATCTTTGAGATACACCCTTCATATCCTCTAGATCTAATTCTATGAGTTTTAAGGCGTATTCTCTTTGCTCTGGAGTTAA